CGGGGAGTTTGGATCTTTTTTCCAATCACCCTTGATCTTCAAAGACCTCGCGCAGTAAGCATCTCCCTTTTTAGTCCCCGGGCGGATGCGGTCTTTGCCGTCCTTCGCTTTCCCTGCCTGCCCATATTTGACAGTTCTGGTGCGTCCAGTTGCTTTGTTTGTAACAATCTTGGTGAAGCGCTTTTTAATCGTCGCCATATTACATCTCCGCAAATCGTCCGCTTGAAGGATCTATAATTTCGTTTGGATCAGACATCATTTCCTCAATCTCTTTGATGACGCTTTCAAAGCCCTCTTTGAATTTCGCCTGAAGAGCCACTTGTTCGATGGTTGCGCCATCGCATCTCGGAATACGCGATTTTAGGTATTGAAGAAGCCGTCCTGCGGACTTCTTTTGATACTCGCGCAACTGAACAATGTCTGAATCTTCCCACTTCATTTGCAGCCGCAAGATTTACCTTTTCCCTTAGAGGGTTTTTTGGTCGTTTTCTTTTTCACGGATTTTGGCTTCTGATGGTTGTTCAACAGTTTGATTAGTTTTTGGATAAGTGCCTTCATTTTTTCATCCCTTTGGTTAGAACGGCGCGATCTGCTTTGTTTTGAGCAACATCTCGGAAGTTCTGCTTGCCCGTACTCATCTGATTGCGCGACTTCTTCTTACTCGGAAGATATTTATTGAATGCCTTTTCAAAATCATTCTCGTAGTCGATTTTTTTCAGAGGCTCCATTTTCATCATTTTTTTATTTTGCGACATCGCCATAGGTTCCATTTTTTTCATAACGGAATATGCGCCTCTGCCAGTGCGTCTTGAAGGAGGAGCGCCAGCGGATGCCTGTGGGGGTTTTCTATATACTTTACCATTGACTATTTCGCCTTCGCGAACAGCCATCTTTGGATCAAGTCTACGCGCTTCTGAATAAGACATCATCGGCGCTTGTTTTTTTGTCATTGTGTCCACAAATTGTTTAACTGGCTTTACTGTTGCAGACATCGTGTCTGTGAAGCCTTTTTGGACACCTTTTGCGAATTCTCGCATCGTATTTTTTGGCATATTTTTAGTCTTTCTATCCTGCTGTTGGAGGTTTAGGCGGGGTAGCGACTTGCGCCACAGCGCCGAATTGTGACGGCATCTCTTCAGAAGCTATTTTGTTAACCTCTTTGACTTGTGCCGTCGAAACTCGTTTTGGAGATGGGCCTGAACCCTGAGCAACAGCCGCTGCAGGCTGTAGTTCAGGAGGAGGAGGCACTGCCATTCCCTTGGTAAGATGATCAAACGCCTGTTTAACTGCTTGTTTCATCTGAGCCAGAATCTGGCGATTCCCGCCCTTCACCTCAGCCTGCTGCAAGTGTGAAGTGAAGTGGCGCAATGCGCTCATAAACGGAGCAACCATCTCAGGAGGCAACGATCCCTCTGGCGCTTGCGAAATTAGCGGGAAAAGTTTCTCCGCCATCGTCTGCAAGTGAACCATATCGTTGTCGCGAGGTGAAACAGGAACATCCTGACCAGCAATCATGCTTTGTAACTCAATTACTTGCTGCCTAGTGGCTTCAATTGCCAGCGCTTCGACCTGATCCTTTGGAAGAATAACAGAATTCGCAATGGATTCGCCAACCTTACGGCTCCAATCCAGTTTGATCAGTTCATCCTGATTAATTGCAGGGTTTCCAGTGTAGCGTTGAATCAAAAGATCCAAAATTGCCTCTTCTTGTGCGAGCGTATCAGGCAGAAGCTCTTCAGCAGCCGAATGCGCCATCAAAAGAATGTCACTCGGAGGCAAATTGCGATCCATCATCGACAAACAGCAAGAAATTGCGTCTTCATCCAAGTGTTCTGGAACATCAAACGGCACAAGAAAGGATGGAAGTTCCATCGTTGACTTCTCAAATGCAGCAACAACCTCTTTTTTGGCCCAAACCGCATTTGGAGACTTTAATTTTGCCATGTCCAGCGCTGTTTTTAACTCAGCCGCCGCTTTGACGTGTTCAGGATGACAAATTCCGCGCTGCATACGCTCAACAGACTTGGAATATTGCTTAACAAAGCGCATCAGAATGCCTTCGCGGATCTGTCCTTCAATTGCTGCAATACGATTTACTTCGCTTGCTGTCTTTGCCTGCATTGATCGGCCCAAAGCCTCTCCCGGCAAGAACGCACCAATCTGAATCTCCGCTAATCCCGAAATAAATTGGTCAAGTCTGATGAAATCTTCGATATCAGACTGCATATTTTGAGCAATCACGTCATATCCCTCAGCCACATATGCAATCGGATGCATAACAGTCAGTGGGGGAACGCCCGATTTCACATTCGGCCCTTTTTTCAGCAACAAAAGTCCGCGCAAATACGTGTTATCGACCACAAGGTTACGCGCTTTATCGACAGCAATGTGCGTGTTGTACAAATCGCGCCCTGCTCCACGGGATGACATCAGAGATCCTGATCCAATTTCGATGGCAAACAGCGCCAAGCATTCGCTCATCTTGTTGTAACGATCAAGCTGTGTGCAAATTTCAGAGCCTGACTTGTCGGTCATTAGAAATCTGGAGATCTTTCCAGTTGGTTCTTTTACCAAAATCTCACCTAGCTCGACATATTTAGCGTCATTCTCGTAGGAAGCGCCATAAGATCCCTCGCGAATCCAATCTTCGTAACGCCTTGCGTCTTCGTCAGAATCAAGCGAGCGCCCAATCGGAGTAGCATTGTTGATTGCCTCGACAAGGTTGTCGATATGCCATCCAGCAAGCGCTGAAAGTTCGGGATCTTCCAACAATGGGAGCAGTTCAGATACTTGATATCGGCGCTTCCGCGCCCAAATCGGCGTTCCATCTGCCTCCTGTGGCGTTTCGATGCTGAAAAACGTGAAGTCCTGACGCAGAAACTCTGGCTTCCAATCGCGCAGATCGTCCCAACACATTGCCGTAAATCCAAAGGTTGTGTTCTCATGGACAATCTGAGCCACAAGATCATCATGCCCCTTCCAAGATCTGATACACTTGGTGATTTCCTCTCTAAAAATCTTGGTTTTGTTTTCCGAATCAACGCCTTCACGGGGATACTTGGTATAAGTAAGCGTAGGAGTCTGTTCGATAACCTGACGAAACGGAGGCTGGATTCGGGAAACCATCGTTGACAGGAATCCTGTCGGCCTGTTGCTCCTCCAGCTTTGGCCCATGCTCTCCAGCTTCTTCTGCGAATACGGAGGCTCGTTGTTCAGTTTCTTTTGGATCAACTGGTTCTTACGATTGCGCTCCATGTTCTGCTGCTTCAGTCGCTTGTAGGCGCTGTATGCCTGCTGAACATCTCGGAAAACTCTGCGAACCTTCAGGTTCTTTGGATTAACAATGTCACTAGACGAATTCGGGCCTGCATCAGTAATCTGAAGTCCAATAACTTTCGGCTTGTCTGATGCATCAGCGATCCGCGCTGCCTCATTCGCGTAAACGTCTGTGATCTCTGGAGGAAGAGGTTTGGAAGTTTTAATTGCCATTTTTGTATTCGTTTAGCCAGCAATGCGGATGGAGATCAGGAGGAGTAGTAAAATGACTCCTATCAAAAAATACCGCCGTTCTATTGTCATGCCTTAGTTGTCTGCATCCGCCAAGTGCTTTGGTTGTTTGTGTGTCGCGAGCCTGTCTTAGACTCGTTGAAATTCTTTCTGCTGCAATAATGCACGATTTGCATCCTGATTTCCATGCTATATTATTTGGACAAGTTTTGCAGATTTTTGCGCGTTGTTCAGCTAAATCATCAGAAACTAGAAGATGTTGGTTTCTTGATGCCGCAAAGTTCCTCGCCCAAATTGTAATATCGTTGAGCAATTCGGTTGCGCGAGACTGAGCCACAACACTTGTAATGGCAACCATATCAACTCCATGACAGTGGTTAGGATAATTGCTGCATATAAACGAATTAACGTCTCCCTCAACGTCTCCTGATGGAATATGGTTTTCTGCCCTGTAATTTCTGACCACTTCATAGAGATTATCCAAGGTAATACCATCAAGTTTGACATCTCCTTCGTAGCAGTGCCATCCGCCGGGCGGAGTAAATCCCCATATTGGCTTAGCCATAAATCACTTTACGTAAACCCTGACGTTCCCGTTAATGTGGTTTCCGATCTTAAACCCATGCTTCTGCATGAGAAAATCCAACCCCGCATGACTGAAGATCGTGCAGTGACCTACTGTAGGCGTGATATAAGTATCATGCTTCGTAAGCCAATCGCTGAAAGAAGTTTCCAGCATCAGGACTCCGCCATCTTTCAGGCCGCTGTAAATGTGATCCAGTTCCTCAAACGGAGCAGTCAAATGTTCTATAACCTCCGTTAATACAATGCAGTCGTTGTCAGTTGTGAACACAGTGCCTTTGACATACTTATCGTACGGAATACATTTGACTCCGCGCTCATTGAAATAACTAGCCATTATCCCGTGACCGCATCCGTAATCCAATACCACAGGAGACTCTTTCCCTGTCAGCATCCGCACTCTCTCCAGCCTTCCCTGATTCAGTTCGTCTGAATTTCTTTCGATCTCGTTGCCTCCGCCAACCATGTTCGATTGATCAATCGCCGCACAGAAAATGTTTCCAAGATCGTCGGTGTAATACTGGACATCATGTTTTATAAACGCTTTTACACAAGCGCCTCCAGTTACGGGGGATTTATCCATAGCTTTGTTTACCTCACTCGCTAAAATCTACAAACTCTAAATTGTCAACGATAGTCTCTATTTTTTTCTCAATCGTCTCAGGCTTTGGATCAGTCATCGTAGGTACTGCCCCTCCACGCTGACGCATTAAATATACCAATAAAGACAATGAGTCCAATGAGTCAGGGCTACGCTGCCTTGTTCGCTTCACATAGTCGCCCTTGCTCTCGACCCGCACCAACCCCTTGCCAAGTTGCTTATATCGACGCGATATGGACTGCTTGATCAGTTCGTCGTTCCTAAAGCTCGGCGCAATCTTCAGGAACTCAAACTCCAGATACTTCGCCAGACCAAAGATCAGTTCGGTCACCACTCCATTGTATAACTCATTGGCCTTCTGGCTATCGTCGCCAAGGATATGCGTCTCTGATGCCGCCCAACTGTAATTGACCCCCATGACCTCCGATCCAAAAAGACTACATAAAGAATCGTGGATGCCTGCGCCATTCCCTGTCCTGTCCACGCAAAGCCAGTTCGGGCCTATACGCATCTGTTTGCAAAACTTAATGATCGCCCCCGTCTGCTCCAGTGTCGCCTTCTTAGGAAATAGAATCTGCCCGTCCAACTGAAGCACAACCTTTGGCTTCTTGAAGTCTATGAACTTGCCGTCCCTTGGAGTCCA